AACAACTAAAATAATAAAAAAGTTTATTTTTTTTCTATTTTGTTGTTGACATCTAAAAATTTTTAGTGTATATTGTGTTCATAAGGTTGAAAAAAGATAAACTTTTCAAAGGAGGTGATTCAATGTCACAACGAAAAAGACCGCCTTATAAAGAGTTCATTGCATGGATGATCGTTAACGATGTCAAGCGACAAGATTTACAAGATTTGCTAGGAGTAACGTCGGCTACGCTTAGTCATAGACTTAACGGAACTGGAGCAGATTTCACGATGGAAGAAGTTCGTACTATTATTAATAAGTACGGCGAAGAAGTAAGTTCATTTTTTTTGAACTAAAAGTTGAAAAAAGATAAACATTTTCAACCAGAAAGGAGGAATAAAAATGAGTATTGAAACATTATCGGATATCACAAAAATTGTCGTAGAGACAGACGAAAAAGACCCTAAAACCATTGCAGTCATCACGGCAGATGATATTGACAGCGCAGAAGGTTTTAGAGTCAGAATTACCCCTAAATACGATTAGTGTTGAGTTTGAAAACAACACGAAAGGAGGAAGTGAAATGAACACAATCGCACCAAAAGTATTAAAAGAGCTAGATGAATTAATCGTTCAACTCATCAAAGATATAAAGGAACAACCAGCTACGGAAAAAATAAAAGCTCTAGCTGAGTTGCTTTCAGCTAGAGCGAATATGGATTACTAGTCTTCTTTGGATGCTAGCTTTTCATATAAAGTTTTATAAAATTCGAAAACATCCTCAGCCGTGCGCTTTGCTGAAGTTTGTTTCGTAATTAAATTATTCTCAATAGCTAATCTAGTCCATTCTGCAGCGACTGACTTAGCTTGAGGTTCAGTTAAGTTTTGCATATTAAACACCTCCTTTCCCCAACACAATTATAGGCTTGAAAGAAGGTTACAACAATATGAAAAAATGAAAGGAGTGAAACCATGGAACAAGCAACAATTGATTATTACGAACTAATATTCTTCGAAGTTGTAAAAAGAAACCCAGAGAAATTTGTTGGATTAATAAAACCGTTTATTGACTCAAGAAGTAATCAAAGGTGGATAACGACTGAAGAGTTGTGTGAAGCAATTGGAACGAGTTCCAGTTCATGGCACAAAAGTGAAGTTAGAAACCATCCTGTGGTGGTTGCAGCAAGAAGAACAGATACACGCCCATACAAATATCAAGCGAGCATGATTGATGAAATACAGAAAGTATGGGACGGAAGGAGAAGACGATGAGAACAGAACGAAGAAGAAAAACGAGGGTACAATTCATCCCATTCATGAAATGGATGCTAGGGTGGTACATTTTAGCATTTGGAATCATTATCGCAATGATGAGCATTGTGCTCTTGGTAGGAAAGGCGGTTGAACAACACGGATCAAAAGTGAATCTAATTAGAAGTGGGCAATATGTGGAGCCTGACTTTCAAGATACATGGAACAAAAAAAGTCGATGAAACAATCACCGACTCTCTAAACTAACTAACTACATTATAAAAATAAAATAAGGAGAAATCAAACGAATGAATACTAATACTACAAAAAAAGAAAGGGAATTTGTTATCTCAACATTAGAGTTGATTAAACAATATAAAGATTTAGATTTTGACATTATCGCCTCATTGGAAACTATCTGTAAAATGGTAGAACTTTTTGGATTGGATGATACGAATTTGGAACTAATGTCAGAAGCATTCAAATTTCTTTCGGTGATGGAGGATAAATAGATGACAGTAAAAATCAACAAACTAGAAATTGAGAATGTGAAGCGTGTCAAGGCGGTCACGATTGAGCCTACATCGAATGGACTCACAATTCTCGGTGGAAACAACAATCAAGGAAAAACAAGTGTCCTCGATGCCATTGCTTGGGCATTGGGCGGCAATAAGTACAAACCAAGCAAACCAGCTCGTGACGGGTCCATGAATCCACCAACGCTTAGAGTGGAATTGTCAAATGGACTCATCGTGGAACGCAAGGGCAAGAATTCAGATTTGAAAGTTACGGATCCAAGCGGACAAAAAGCAGGTCAACAATTGCTTGATTCATTCGTGGAAGAGCTCGCTTTGAATCTTCCTAAATTCATCGAATCAAGTGCGAAGGATAAAGCGAACACGCTTCTTCAAATCATCGGTGTCGGTGAGAAGTTGTGGGAGCTAGACCGTAAAGAAGAGCAGCTATACAACGAGCGAAGAACCATCGGTCAAATTGCGGATCAGAAAAAGAAATACGCAGCGGAACAACCTCAATATCCCGAAGCTCCAAACGAATTGGTGAGCATTGCGGACTTGATTCACGAACAACAAGAGATTCTTGCAAGAAATGGTGAGAACGCTCGTAAACGCCAAAATCGAGAAAATATCGTGAATGAAATGCATCTCTCTGAAGCTCGATTGAAGCAGTTAAAAGAGCAACTTGCTCAAGAAGAAGCTGTTCACGATAAGCTCATGGGCGACTACGTTGAAGCAAACAAGTCCATTGAAGATTTGGTGGATGAATCAACTGAAGAGATTGAAAACTCGATTGCAAACATTGAAGAAATCAATCGCAAGGTTCGAGCAAATCTTGATAAAGAGAAAGCCGAAGAGGATGCGAAACAATACAAATCTCAATATGACAATCTCTCAGCAGAAATCCAAAAAGTTCGAGACGAACGCACAAGCTTACTCGATAGTGCGGACTTACCATTGCCGGGACTATCTGTGGAAGATGGAGAACTCGTCTTCGAAGGACAAAAATGGGACAACATGAGTGGCTCTCAACAATTGAGAGTATCAACCGCAATTGTTCGCAAATTAAAACCAGAATGTGGATTCGTACTTCTAGACAAGCTTGAACAAATGGACATTCCAACATTGACCGAATTCGGCAAGTGGTTAGAATCAGAAGGACTCCAAGCCATTGCGACTCGAGTGTCTAGTGGAGAGGAATGCCAAATCATCATCGAAGATGGATATGTAGTGTCTGATACAGTCACACCATTCCAAGATACAGAACCAACGAATAAATGGTCGTTTTAAGAAAGGAGTAAACAATGAATATTACAAGAGGTAAACAAGCAAGAGCTCAACGTTTCGTGATTTACGGTACTGAGGGCATCGGGAAGTCAACACTCGCAGCACAATTCCCGGATCCATTATTTATTGACACCGAAGGCTCGACATCGAACATGGATGTCAAACGTATGGACAAACCAACATCATGGACGATGCTCATGAATCAAATCGCATTCGTGAAAGCAAACCCAACGGTGTGCAAAACATTAGTCATCGACACAATCGATTGGGCTGAATCACTAGCAATCGAGAGTGTGTGCTCGATGCATGGCAAGAGAGGAATCGAAGACTTCGGCTATGGGAATGGATACACGTATGTCCGAGAAGAAATGGGTCGCTTATTAGATAAGCTTCAAGAATTAGTGGACATTGGCATCAACGTGGTCTTGACCGCACATTCGCAACTTCGCAAGTTCGAACAACCCGATGAGGATGGAGCGTATGACCGCTACGAATTAAAACTTGGTAAGAAGACGAGCTCGCAAACCGCTCCCGTAGTCAAAGAATGGTGCGACTTACTTCTATTCTGTAATTACAAGACGATGGTGATGACCTCAGAAAGTAAGAAGAAGAAAGCGACAGGCGGACAACGTGTCATGTACACGACACATCACCCAGCGTGGGATGCGAAGAATCGACACGGACTCCCAGATGAGCTGCCAATGGAATATGCTGCAATTGCTCATATTTTTGAATCAAGTAAACCTAAGGCTGTTGAGACGATAACTCCTCAAAACGTGGGCGTTGGAAAAGTAGTAAGCGAACCTCAAATTGTTGAGCAAGTGCCCTCAGTCGATGAAGTTATCCCAGCAGGAACGAGTGGAACAGAAACTCAAGAAGATCCGTTCCCTATTAAAGAATCAATCACTATACCAGACTCTATTCCACAAGCATTGAAGGACTTGATGCTTCAAAATTCAGTCACTCCAAAGATGCTTCAAGATGTAGCATTCAAGAAGGGACACTTCCCACAAGACACACCAATCGAAAACTTCCCACAAGAATATTGGGCGTTCATGGTGACAAATTGGGCGGATGTCTTGAAATCAATCGAAAATACAAACAAATAACAAACAAAAGAAAGAGGTAAATAATTATGACAGAACAATACAACAACTTCGAACGTGAATTTGGATGGGACGACACTATCCAACAAGACTCAACATTCATCTTGCTTCCTGTGGGGCTCTACGAGTTCACAGTAAAAAGCTTTGAACGACAAAGACATACACCAAACCCTAACAATCCCGGTAAGCTCCCAGCGTGTCCAAAAGCTGTCGTAAGTATCGAGATTGAGACTCCTCAAGGGAAAGCAGAATTGAAACACAATCTATTCTTACACTCAAGCACAGAAGGAATGCTTTCATCATTCTTCGGATCCATCGGACAAAAACGCAAAGGCGAACCATTGAAGATGAATTGGAACACAATCATTGGAGCTCGAGGAGTGTGCAAAGTCGGTATTCGTAAATACAACGACAATGAATACAACGAAGTTAAAGCGATGCTATATCCCGAAGATGTGAACCCAAGTCAAGTCTTAAATCGTTCACAACAACCAACTCAACAATTCCAACAACAAGCAACTCAAACACAACAACAACCATCTTGGGGTGCGTTCTAAGAGGAGGGACATTGAATGGAATTGCGAAAATATCAAGAAGAGGCTCGTGAGTCCATTCAAAAAGAATGGGCAGAAGGTCGAAAAAAGACTCTTCTCGTTCTTCCAACAGGATGCGGAAAGACGATTGTATTTTCAAAAGTAATCGAAGACCGTGTGAGAATGGGCGAGAGAGTTCTCGTCCTCGCTCACCGTTCTGAGCTGCTAGACCAAGCGAGTGACAAGCTTCTCCAAGCGACAGGACTTCAAACATCGCTCGAGAAAGCAAGTTCCACAAGTCTTGGTTCATGGAATCGTGTGGTTGTAGGGTCCGTTCAAACCTTGCAGCAACCAAAGCGACTCGCAAACTTCGAGAAAGATCACTTCAATACAATTGTGGTGGATGAAGCTCATCATTGCATCTCAGATGGCTATCAACGTGTGCTCTCACACTTCGATAGTGCGAATGTGCTCGGTGTGACAGCTACTCCAGACAGAGGAGATATGCGTAATCTAGGGACATACTTCGACTCGCTAGCCTACGAATACACTCTGCCTAAAGCCATCAAAGAAGGCTATTTGAGCCCAATCAAAGCACTCACGATTCCGTTGAATCTCGACCTTTCAAGCGTATCGATGTCACAAGGTGACTTCAAAGCGAGTGATGTTGGGAATGCGTTGGATCCATACTTGGAACAAATTGCCGATGAAATGTTACAACATTGTAAAGACAAGAAGACGGTCGTATTTCTTCCGTTAGTAAATACATCCAAGAAGTTCAGAGACATCTTGAACTCGAAGGGATTCAAAGCTGCGGAAGTAAATGGAGAATCTAAAGACAGAGCTGAAATCTTAGAAGAGTTTGAAAATGATAAATACAACGTACTATGCAATTCAATGCTTCTTACTGAAGGGTGGGATTGTCCATCTGTGGATTGCGTGGTCGTGTTAAGACCGACAAAGGTTCGCTCGCTTTATTCTCAAATGGTAGGGCGTGGAACTCGATTGTTCCCAGGAAAGACACATCTCTTGCTCCTCGACTTCTTATGGCATACAGAAAAGCATGAATTGTGTCGTCCAGCTCATCTCATTGCGGAGAACGAGGAAGTTGCAAAAGCGATGGTTGAACGTACTGAAGAGAACACAGGAGCAGAATTTGAGCTTCTCGAATTAGAAGAAGTTGCAAAAGAAGATGTGACCGCACAACGAGAAGAAGCACTTGCGAAACAACTCGCTGAAATGCGGAAGAGAAAACGCAAGCTTGTGGATCCGTTGCAATTCGAGATGTCGATTCATGCCGAAGACCTTACAAGCTACGTACCATCATTTGGATGGGAGATGAGTC